TTACTAACTAGTACTGGGCGGTCGCCTTGATAACTAACCAATACACCCATTAGACCATCATTTGAGCAAAATGAAGTACTAACTACTCCAACCTTATCGGGTTCGGTATTAACAACTCCATCGTAATGTAGTGCCTTGAGGGTATTTTCGTAACGATCAACATTCGGAGTATTAATTAGAAGAGTACAGAAAAATCCTTCCTTAACTCCAGTATCAGATGTAACGAAATCTAATACAGTTGTGATATCATTAACGGTTGTTGCCATTTATTGTTCCTTTGTATTCGGTCTTAAGTCCTTACGGACTGCATCCTCTACGGTTCTTTGTCCAGCAGATAGTATCTGATCATTCATTGTAGGGAAGGACTTATCATGTCCTCTATCCCCAAAAGCCCTCTCATACACTGCACCACGTTTATCAGTCTGGACCACCCAACCTGTATTTAACCAGACACAACGTGAGTTGTCACACTTGTAAACATTAAGATGCCCTCCATCATCTAAAGCATTGGCACCATCAAATTTACCAACCTTTTTACATTTAGGGCATCTAGCTGCTTCCTCTAATGAGATAGTCATTGTACCTGATGGGCCTTAACTATAGGTTCTACTGCTCTAATAAGAAGTTCTACTTTCTTTTCTAAAGCATCAACTCTAGTTTCTAGAACTACATTAGCTTGCAATGCAGCTTGAGCTGTTTTAGTTGAGTTAATAGTTGGTTTCCTATTAACTTTTTGTAGTAGTTCTACGGTGGGAGGATGGAATAGTCTCCAAATAGATACTGCTGGTCCTCCTCCTCTAAGCAACTGTTCTATACAGCCCATTGACTTAAGAGAGTTAACTATATTTGTATAGTTACCTTCCTTTAGTACTATAGTTGATAGTGTCCCTGTCCAGATACGACCATCAATAGTGTTTATCGCTTTAGCATCTAATTCAGCATAAACGTTTTGGCAATTTACTAAGTGCTTAGTCGGTAATCTACCTTCTACTTCCAAGGGTTTTAATTCCTGTGATTAGGCCGCAAGTATTAGAGTTGCGGCTTGTCGAGCAAGACTGAGGTTTAATTGAGCAGCGATTGAATTCAATCTAGTCGAGTTGCCATAAAGTCGTTGTGTCTTTAAGGCCTCACGTGAAGCCTTAGCCTCCTCATGCAGGGTTACCCAAGTGATAGCTTCTTCACGATTAATAATAATCCTACCATCAGTGTGCTCAGTGCAAGGGAAACCATTAGAGGGGACAATCTTAATTTCCCCAGACTTAGTTACAACTTCATGCTCTGCAACTCCACGTGTCCAACTATAGACAGTCTGAATAGTGGCATTACTATAGTTGTAGTAATTAATCCAGACACAGAAATCTGCGGTCAGTAGCCACCCATCAGGGATGGGATGCCTCTCCGGCCGCACCTTGGTCTCCCTGCCCGTCTCAGGGTCGATCACCACTGGGAGCGGCTGGCGGCCCCTACGGGTATGGGTACTGGGTTGGTCTTCAACCTTAGCCTTAGCCATATTGATTCCTCACTGTTAGTAAACGTAAACGTAAACGGGTACTTAGCAGATAGAAGTCTACTTCTCTCGCAACACTTAATCAACCTTTCTGCGCAACATTGTTGTTGGGCACGATAGTGTGATCTTCAACGTGACGCCTGACAAAAAAGCCCCGACCACAAGTCACACAGACCCAAGGTGCAAACAGGCTCCAGCCTTGCCAGGTTTCCTCCTCATCCGTTGGCGGTGGGCATCCTTGCTGTTGCTGTGGGTCTGGTTGAATAGGAACACTCGTGCTATCAGCACCACCAGTGTAGGAATTAAATGTAGAAAATGCATGCTCCATTTGGATGCATGCTAATTTCAATGTTGGGATTGGATTAGTGTTCATCTGAACCATATAATCTTGGCCGATAAGTTCAGGCTTACGCATAGTCCTAGCTACTGCATCTAAATCAGGTCTAGGCCCTGAATGATAGATGTTCCAACTAACTCCATCATCAGATTGATTTAAATAAAAAGAGTGTCTATTCGCCACGACCTTGCTCCTTCCTAATCTGGCTAGTAGATCGCTCACATACTGAGCCGCACTCGCCTGGATGAGTTCGTGCTGCCCCGGTGGGCATATAGGGATTTCCATCTGAGTCCTTGTTAGTAGTTGTTAGTAGTTGTAGCTTATAGGTGTAGAATCTAAGCATTCTATAGCTCTTGCACTACAATGAATAGTAGGCGGTAGCAATTCTATAGCTATATTATGTTGGTGACCACAAGAACTAAGCCATTTAATAGCTGCCAATAATTCATCACTACTTGAAAACGTGTATGAATCAGTTATACCAAACACAGATACTTCAGTGTCATCTAAGAGTTGAACTAGCCAAACTCCATTGGGTGGTAATTGTGCCATGTTAACTTACTCCTTTAATATACTTTAGTTCAAAACCATTCATACTTTAATGCTTACTATTTAATTTCAAGCTAAACGCAAAAGGACCCAGCTTAACAAAGCTGAGCCCTTTTATTTTAAGGGGAGTAAATAGTAACCTAGTGAGCCCCTGCCCAACAACAACCAACCATTTCTTAGGGGCTCACTAGGTTAGAATAACACTCTACTAACTTTAGTTCTACAGTTAATAGGGTAGATTAAGGATTAAGTGGCTAGAATATGCATGGGGCGACTCATTTATATTCTATTTAAAGATAGGAAAGTCGGGCAGTCCGACCTTGTAAATCTACCACTTAATCCAGAAAATACTCACCCTAGACCACATCATCAGTTACACTTACTACTGAGTTTGCACGCCTAGGGTGAATCATAGTTGAACTAGTCTTTAATCCCCCGGAACCAAGGCGCCTATTCAACTAGAATGTATAAATCAAGAACTGTTTCAAATAGGAGTAAGGTGGGATGGTCGCTATCAGCAACTACGACGAGTGAGCGGTTTTTATACCATCCCACCTTACTTACTTACTTACTTACTTACTTACTTACTTACTTACCTTATTTGAAGTAAGGTGGCGGCAGTAGATTGCCAAAGTCAACCAAACAACTGCCACCTTACTGCTTTCTGCACCTTATCGCACGCTGTTTGATAGGTACAAAGATGGTTAGTAACCTCAATAAGCGGAGGGGCTATGGTTTGTCAACTTAATTGAATAAAGGGGGGTAAATTAATTAAGTTGAACTTATTGAGGACTACTAACCATCTTAATATCTATCAACGTTGGCGCTGGTAGCAGCTTAGCACCAGGGACCCCCCTTTGCCACACAGGTGATGAATTTCTTTAAATTACTGTTAACTACAGCTACTTACGGTTAATACAGTAGGGACCTACTCTTCAATGAATAGGTCCCTACTGCTAGTAAAGGTTAAAGGTTAAAGGTTAAAGGTTAAAGGTTAATAAGTAAAGCTAATGAGTAAAAGGCCCTTATTTGTATGGCGGGGCAATGCCTTAATTCTTAATTGAGAATATCTTCTTCTTCTACTTCATTAACGGCAGTCCGTTCACCTTGATAAGACACTACTACACCCATCAAACCATCACTTGAATTAGCCATAGTACTGACCATACCACGCTTATCAGGAGTATTGCCAACCTCCCCTTCATAGCCAAGAGCTACAAGTGTGGATAAATAGCGGTCGTTGTTGGGAGTAGTAATTAGCAATGAAGAGAAGAAATTCTGCTCAACACCTCCCTTGGAGGTAACAAAATCCATAACTTCATTAATGCTAGCAACAGTAATCATTTATTGTTCCTTTGTATTGGGTCTTAAGTCTCTACGAACTGCATCTTCTACTGTCCTTTGACCAGCAGAGAGAACTTGATTACTCATTACAGGGAATGACTTATCATGTCCTCTATCACCGATTGGCCTTTCATATACCATGCCACGCTTATCTGTTTGTACAACCCAACCGGTATTTAACCAGACGCAACGATTGTTGTCACAGAGGTAAACATTAAGATGTCCACCATCCTCTAGTGCTCTAGCTCCATCCAACTTACCAGGTTTACTGCACTTAGGACACTTAGCTGCTTCTTCTAAAGGGATAGTCATTGTGGTTGATGACTCCTAACTATAGGTTCTATAGCCTTAATCAGTAAGTCTACCTTCTTCTCCAATGCGGCAACTCTATCTTCTAGTATTGCACTAGCTTGAAGCGCAGCTTGAGCTGTCTTAACTGAATTGTTAGCTATTCTTTTTCTAACTGTCTTTAATAAGTCCATAGTAGGTGGATGATTTAATCTCCAGATAGATTCTGAAGGTCCGCCCCCTCTAACTAATTGTTCTATACAATCCATGGATTTAAGAGAATTCATGATATTAGTATAGTTACCTACTTGCATTACAAGAACGGACATCTGTCCAGACCAAATACGTCCATCTACAGTATCTCTTGCTTCTTCATCCAATCTAGCATAGACAGTTTGGCACTTGATATAGTGTTTAGGTACCCAATTACTTACTTCTTCCAAGGCTTTCGTCCTAGTGTTTAGGCAGCAACTCTCATATTAGCAGCCTGTCGGGCAAGTACCACATTTAATTGAACAGCACTAGAGACTAACCTAGTAGAGTTGTTGACAACTCTCTGTGTCTTCTGAAGCTCACGTTGGGTCTTAGCCTCTTCATGAAGCTTAATCCAATGGATAGCCTTTTCACGATCAATGATGATTCGACCATCACTATGCTCAACACAAGGGAATCCATTAGATGGAATAACCTTAACTTCCCCCTTCTTATTAGTAACTGTATGATCGGACGTACCGCGTAACCAACCATAAACAGTCTGAATAGATGCATTGCTCAACTCAAAGTGAGTAATCCAAATGTGAAAGTCGGGGGCCAGCAACCACCCATCGGGAATCGGGTGCCTTTCCGCCCTCACCTTTACCTCTTCCCCCGTCTCGGGATCGATCACTGTAGGTAGGGGCTGGCGCCCACGCCGCTTGGGGGTAGCCGCACCGTCTGTCTTCTTAGCCATTTTTGTTCCTTGTAGGGTTAGTGGGATTCCTTAAGTAGGTTAGCAGATTAGCAGCCTTTCTGTATTCATTGCAACTACTATGTATAGGAAAATTTAAAAGGACCCTACCTACCACTTGTGGCTTGTGGGCTGATAGCAGGGTCCTTAGGTGCGGGTAGAGAGAATCGAACTCTCACGCCTTGCGGCATCGGGGCTTAAGCCCGACGTGTCTGCCTAATTCCACCATACCCGCACGGGGCTCGTCGCTGAGCGCCTACCCTACACCCTTAGCGTGAGCTTCAGCGTGACGTCGAGCGTAGAACTGGCGGTTACAGGCTGGGCAGAACCAAGGTGCCCATACCCTACATCCAATCCAGTTGTACTCCTCTGGCACTCGGTTAGGGCAAGTTCTCTTCTGATTGGGTGCAAGTCGGTTTAACTTAATTGGATAAGAGGTGCTGTCAATTGGCATCAGCGTAGGAATCAAAAGTAGAGAGTGCATGGTTCACTTGAATGTAAGCTAGCCCTAATGTAGATACTGGATGACTATTTACTTTGATTAAAGTGTCTGGTTCAGGGCAACGTTCACGTTTAATTCTAGCAGTCGCTGCTAAGTCTGGCCTCGGACCTGAATGGATGATGTCCCAACCATTCTTGACTCTAATCAAATAGAAGGTATGCAATCCTACTTGCTTATACCTAACTCCATTACCTACTACTGTAAAGTGCATAGTGACCTCCGAAAGTTTCTAGCACCTTGTCTAGGTCAATCTTATTAGTAGTACTTATGTTAAGTGTAGCTTCATATAGCAACCATTCCCTCTTATCTACAAAGGTAAATTCACTAGGGATTTTATAATCCGTTGGTCTGGAGTAAAGGTGTTCAACATCTCCTATTGGAGTTCTAGTAGTAAGCCTATGACAACCACACAGATAACATGAAAACCATTCAATCACTGTTCCATTAAAGGAACCACTTTGACTCAAAGCAAATGAGTGCCTACCACTAGCCATACAATAACGGTAGTGTTCTGGTACAACCTTCCATTGCTTTGGTTCCTTAGGTTTAGGCATTGAGTTCCTAACTTAATCGGTTGGTTGATTGGTGGCAAGTTAAAGGACGACCCCGTTCTTATAGCCTCGCTTCAGTCGGGTCCACAGGTGGTAAGGACAATTGTTTGAGTTAGGTTAATAGTTCTTTTTCATAGTATTGAATACAATTCAGTGCACTGTCACTACAATAGATAGTAAGGTTGAACCTATCTACTGCAAAGTTATGTGTATGGTCACAATTAATTAGGTAGTTGATACATCTACTAAAACGTTCCTGACTACCAGTAGGAAAAGCATATTCAATTCCACCGAACGGTTTTGGAAATTCATAACCAATGTTCACGGTTTCACATCCTTTGGTATCGACCTTCATTACCCATAGTGATGGCAGTACCTTCCTTAAACACTTCTCATGGAAGTGAAAGTTTCCCCTCCCAACTAGATGCATAATAACCATTGATCTCGTTTCTACTGGTTTATTACAGATATCACATAGCCATACTTGACCCATAGAGGATATCACCTGCTTCATTCTCAATGATGAATGATTCTAATTCATAAGCCTTGGCGAACTTGCTTGCGTCCTTGATGATGTCATCGAAGCTAGTAGGTACCCAAGGGCCTAAGATTGAAAGATTGATACTAACTTGTTCATCTCCACTAACTTTGAACTTGTAAGTCCAATTGAAGTCTGTTAAATCACTGTATTTGCAACCATAGTGGTCGTAATCAACGTATTCCCTAAAGATACAATCCTTTTCATTGTTGCATCTAAATTGTAGTGGGTGCTGTGAATACTCTTCTGTAAGTGGAAGTCCACATACATAGCAAGGGTTTACAGTTGAGTCCATTCTATATTCCTCTTCTGTCCATCTAGAAATGTAATTTGAGGAGTTCCAAGTGCTCTGCTAAGTTCTGGACATTCTAAAGCGAACAGTCTACCAAACTCATACAGATTGTTGTTAAGGCAAGTTACTCGTAAGGTAGTTTCATTGTCAGAGGACCAACCAGAAATTAATTCCCTACAACCACTAGCTTTAACAGACAATAGTTTAGTCATTTCATAAACAGCTTCTTTAAATCTAATCATAGAGGAGTCTCCATATCCTTTTATAGAGAATAGGTTTGCAATTAGTGCATGGATGTCTATTGTAGCCGATGCGTAATCTCACTGAGCATACATCGCACCAGCCTGCTCGTTCTGAAGCAATATGTGGGTGGTTAAGTGGCCATCCTGAAGTTCAACCTTAGAAAACAATGTACATGTACTCCTCATCCTCATTAGTGACTACTTGAACTGTCAACATATATTCCTCATTATAGATACTATGAAGTGAACGACTAGTGTCCATATCTTCTATACAACTAACAATCCAAGCTTCTACTTCATCTGCATACCAGTGCATGGAATGGATTGAGGGCGATACAACTATGGATGCATAGTCACTGAGTAGAACTGTATGTTCAATTGCATTGCATGTTACTACCATAGCCTTGATATTTAAATCGGTTAATTGGTTGTATCTGTCCATTATACTATGAGCATAATGCCTTAAGGTTTTCATATCTAATTGCTCACGGTGTGTCATCATCTCTTAGTTTCCTTTTGTTTGCTTGTTAAGTACAGACTTTGTGCACAACCTACAGGTTACTTCCGTAGTATCACAGCCTATGAGTGTTGCATAACCAACACATATACCAAGCTACTACTTGACTCTTGATTACCTCACCTGAATACAAAGCAAATGAGTGCCTACCACTAGCCATACACTTCCTATAGCTCATTGGTACAGGCTTCCACTGAATAGGTTCTTTTAGTTTAGTTTTCTTCATAGAGGATGTCACCTGCCTTGTTCTCAATGATAAACGATGGGGAATCGTAGTAGTTTGCAAACTCCAAAGCGTCTGAAAGGATAGAATCAAAGCTAGTAGGTAACCAAGGACCTACTATTGAAACATCGGTAGCAATTTCATCATTCCTAATTGTAAACTCATAAAGCCAAGGGGTGCTCACATCCTTGCTGCTCAATGCTGATCTGTATGAATAACCATTCTTAACATAATCTCTATATTCCCTACGGATACAATCTTTCTCGTTATTACATCTAAATTTCAAGGTCTTCGGTGGATCGAACTGAGAGTGTTGTACAAGTAATGGCAATCCGCAGATATAGCAAGGTTTCACTATTGATACCATTTAACAACACTCTTAGCAGGTTGGTTTGCCCAACTGTAATCTACTATGAGCATAATGGCAAAGTCAATAACACTATCTGGTTCTGGTTCATCCGGTACTAGAGACTCATATTCCAGTAAGGTTACCCACCCAAGCGTAGGGCTAAGTACTTCTACCTTTACCTTCCATATGTTGGAATCAAATTCTTCTGTAATCTCAGTCTTGATTGGTGGTAATCCCTCGACTTCATAGAACCTTAGAACCTTTCCTGGCAATGAATCCTTAATGGCTTCAAACATATTTGGAACGGTCACACTCTGTAGTAGCACTGCTGTTGGGTAATCAATCACTTTTATCCTTTCCTAACCATAAGGATGGTGGTGCAGTCCTTAAACAAGGTTCATGGAAATGAAAATTCCCCTGCTTGATGCCTGTCACATACATCATAACTATTGATAAATCAAATGGGTTAAGGCAACTGTCACACATACATATTTGGCTCATTTTAAATCTCTTGGTGGGTGGTGTGTGTGTGTGTGGGTTAATGCCATGGCAACTTAGTTGCGTCACTAACGTAGAGGATGCACTTGCGTGCAAGCCTATGTGATCCGGTAGTTTCCTTGCCTGACCAAGCATCAAACTTCGTGACTTCAATAGTAAAGTGGGTGCTTGTGTATTCTTTAACGCACCCATACACAAAGGTGTGACCCTTAATGAACTTGCCATTGGGGTCTACATTGCGCAGCTTGAACGTCAATGACGCTGACTCCTGCACTGGCACTGGTGCTGGTTCTGGTACTACCAGATCAGATTCGTTGTGCTCATTAGGGTTCATGGTTGGCCTTTGAGTTGGGTTTGGGGTTGGTAAGTGTGGGGTTGGTAAGTGTGCCATGCCTACCCTTGCAAGTAGGCAGTCAGCTTGGTTACTGATTGGCTGGTTGTTGTTTACTTGTAAAACCCACAAGCTCGTCTGAACTTACGAATATCAGCTACAAGGTAGCAATGTTCATCAATTGGCTTGAAATTTTCAATCGACCTGCCAGCTATCATCTTCAGCCCAATTAGTGTCATGGTGAAAGGGTGCGTCGATGTCTGCTAGGGGTTCGCCGTAGTAGGCGATCTCAATCGCTACTTGATAGTCGGGGTCAGGGTCAGGGTTCATGGTGGTGCCTTTCAGTTGTGGTGGTTAAGTAAGTGCCGCAGTTAATTTGAGGGCTACATGTAGCCCCTTAAGAGCTACTTTCCTTTTTGGAAGGTTGGTTGCACCTAGATTGAGAGCTAGGCTGGGCTGGGCTGATTTGGTTTGGTTAATCAAATGGGGTTGGGTTTAACCTAGACATTGCCTTGATGTAGATCCTTACATCACCATCGTAGTAATTTGTTTGACCGTTCTCGTCTTGCGAGACTGTCTGGCCTCGCATCCACTTAAGGAACAATTCAAACAGCTTATCCTTAACTTGCTGTTCGTTCATTACTGAATCTCCCTCACGTAGTAGTAGATGCCCCAAGGCCAATCTAACCTGTTGAGTTCATTGGCCTTATGGCAGAGAGCACGGTAGTTGGATCCTAGATCCTCGATGCTTGACCTACCATGGAAGTAGAAATTCTCTGTGACTTGTGCACGCACCAATTCGTGCGTGTACCCGCCCGTAAAGTAGAGCTTCCATGCTCGGTTACTTTTAGCTTGCACAGCACTCGCACTCATAGTCCTCCTCCTCAAAGATGGTTATCATTGATCCTTCAACTTTGATTGTCTTCCATATGGAGACAAACATACTGCCTCGGGTTATGTTTACCCCACACTTTTGGCACTGAACACCTAAGTCCATGGTTCGGTTTTTATTTTCAAAGGGTTGATCGTCAGGGTTGGGGGTCGGGCGGTTAAGGTTCATAGCGGTGGCCTTTCTGGTCTCAGCGTCGATGCCATTTCAGCTGGTAGGTTCTCGGCAAGTACAACCATCAAAGTGTACGGGGTAGCATTCAGGCGCTCGGCCTCGGTTGGTTGGTTTTAAGTAAGTGCGGATGATGGGAGTCGAACCCACATGCCTTGCGGCGGCTGAGTTTAAGTCAGCTGTGTATACCAATTCCACCACATCCGCAGGTTCATTTTGCCTTAGTGATGGCAGGGTAGTAGTTGGCCCTCTCATTCGTGTTTGCATAGATGCACACGAAACCTTCCTTGATGGCCACTTGAATTTGCGTTGTTACCCAGTAGGTGACTGGCTCAAGGACTGGAATGCCATCAACAACGTTGACTGCATAGAGGGGCCCAATTCCTTTGCCGTCATTGATAGCAAAGCTATCACAGAAGTCGAACAGGTACCCGCCCATAGGCAGGCCATACAGACAACACTTTGATCATGTGATTGGTTCCTTTGTTGTGGGTTTCGTGCCTAGCTAGGGCTTGCACCTAGAAAGCACCATGCCCCTTTACCTCGATGATTGAAGGTAAAGGGGCAGTGCTAGGCTATTCATTTGGCTTGCTGGCTTGCTTTGCTCACTTGGTTGGCTTGTGGCCATTGGTGCTGGCTGCGGCTCGGCCACGGGGGACCGTGTGCGTCTTCGCAGCCTTGACAGCGGCCGCCACATTGGCCGCCACATTGGCCTCACCGATGTAGGGCTTGAAGTCGGCCTCATCGGTGATGAGCTCGACTGCGGCCTCATAGGTGGCCCGATCGTACTCGTCGCTCAGCTCTCGCTCAGCCTGCCGAATGGCCCAGACACGAACCGCCAGGATCTCAGCGGGTGAATGTGCTTCGGTGGTGCTCGTGCCAAAGTCCATGGACCGAACAATACTGAGCAGCTGAACGAGCAGCTGCATCGACTCGGGGTCACTGTGTGCTGACGTGAAAGTCAGCATCCAATCGGCTTGAGCCTGCATCAGCTCAGCCGAGTTGCGACCCCGCAGGGACCGACCGAGATCAGTCTTCGTGCTCGGTTGAAGGACACCGAACTCCCTGAGATCCTTGATTGCGGCATTGACGGAGAGGCTGTACCGCTGACGTGCCGTCAATCCCTCAGTGGCAGTGGTGGTGCTAGTGCCATTGGTGCTAGTGCTAGGCGTAGTGGCCTTGGTTGCTTGCTTGGTAGCCATTTTAATTACCTTGCCTTTTCATTTGGTTGGGTTGGGTTGGGTTGAGTGCTGGAGGTGAGAGTTGCACTCACCTTGGCCTGCTTGAGTACAGGGCCAGCATTTGGCTACTTGCTAATTGCAAGCGTGCTTGACCGACCTGGTGCGTACGTGTGGCAGGAACGGATTTCACTCTGAAGTTGTCAAAGAGCTGCGAAGGGGCGGGAACTGCTTTCCCTTACAAGACTCATCATAGTGAGGGGGATCCCCATTGTCAACACATTTCTTTGACTACCTCAATCATTTTTCGTTCCCGGAGCGACAGCGCTCGCTCGTAGGCCTCCAAGTGGCTGCGGTGGGTGCGGTGGGTAGTAGGTGCTGACCAGGGCCTGGAGGGCCGTAGGGGGGCTGTAGCAGGGCATCGGTGATGAGCTCGACTGCGGGGGCTAGGTGGGACTTACTTTGAAGAGCGAATGAATATATGTGAGGTTATTATATAGTACATAATGAAATGGAAAGTACGAACGTACGTTCGAGAGATCGAACAAACGTTCCTAGATAAAGTCGTTTATTATTGAGGTAGATTGGTGTGGTTGTATAGTGTTAGGTTATGTGTTTATAGATTCATATATATGAACGTTTCAGTATCTGTACTGATTGATGCTAAATATGATATAAATACGGTTTTTTCTTAACGAGTGTTGATGTAGATTGTCGACTGTTATGACGGTAATATATAAGGAAATACTATGGTACGAACTGGTGTTCGTACCACGTTTTTGTACCAAGGGTTATGATGCAGTGTAATGCATGAGTATGCATCGACCATGACGTACTGTGTAGTACATAACGTAACTATATTACATAATGTGTCTATATGATGTTATGGTTCGGTGGGTGTCCCGATAATTTTCTACGGAATTTCAAGTTATACATGTATATATCAAACCTTCCCTTCTCAAGGACTATGCGCTAGAGTGCTATGTATGGCCTTCAGAGAATGGGACCCAGAATCTGCACTTAGGCGATTAGCTGAAGAAAGTCAGTTACTTAAGGACTGCAATGGGGATCCAGTTAGTACAGCAGAAAATATCTTAGTAAATGCTGCACCAGAAGTAGCACTCTCTATGTGCTGGATTGCTTTGCATTCCTTAGATGAGCGTCTAAGACTAAATGCAGGCAAGTACGTCTTAGATAAGATACTACCCGATGGCATGGGTACTAGTGGGGCTGATCCTTTGGAAGAGCTTTACAAGGTATTAGCTGCTAATGACACTGATTAACCCAAAGGCACAAACCGCTTTCTTTAATCAGATTGGGTACAAACCTCACCCTAAACAATGGTTGTATCACAATAGTAAAGCAAGATTTACTGTCCCTATCTGTGGTAGACGGTTTGGTAAGTCTTTGATGGCTGGTCGTAAGGTTGGTCCCCAATTATTGATCCCTAAGCAAAGATTATGGATTGTGGGGCCAACGTACGATTTGGGTGAAAAAGAGTTTAGGGTAGTTTGGGATGACTTAATCCTTAAGTTGAAGTTAGGTAAAGACAAACGTGTCAAGAAGTCCTTTAATAAAGGGCAAGGTGATATGTTTATTGAGTTACCTAATCAGTCTAGGCTAGAGGTTCGAAGTGCAGATAACCCAGATCTCTTAGTTGGTGAAGCTTTAGATGGTGCTGTCCTAAGTGAAGCAGCAAAACATAAAAGAGAAACTTGGGAGAGATTCATAAGGCCATCATTGTCTGATCGAATGGGTTGGGCATCCTTTCCAAGTACTCCAGAAGGTCAGAATTGGTTATATGACAGTTGGAAGTTTGGTCAGGATCCTAATCCATTATTTGATGATTATGAGTCCTGGCGGTTCCCGTCATGGGAAAATACCGCTTTGTATGGAACCTTAGGATATGAACATCCTGAAATTCAGAATCTCCTACGAACTATGCCAAGGGATGCTTTCTTACAAGAGATCGCAGCAGACTTCACTACCTTTGTAGGAAAGATCTACCCAGAGTTTGATGAGTTAACTCATGTCATCGATGGATATCAGTACAATGCCAATTGGAAGAATTACCTCTTCTTTGACTGGGGGTATGTTAATCCTTTTTGCGCATTAGATGTGCAGATAGATCCCTGGGATAATGTCTACGTCTGGCGTGAACATTATAAAAGCTATGAACAATTAAGTTCTCATATTAGTATGATGCAGAATCGTTGGCAGCCACCTAATTACTCTGTAACTATGGGATTTGGCGATGCTGCTGATCCCATGGCTAATGATTACGTTGCACAAAATTATGTCCCTTGTATCTCAATGCCAGAAGCTAAGACAAATTGGGGTGAAGGTGTAGACTTAGTTAAAACCTTCTTAGAGATTAGAGATAGGGAACAACTGGTCGTAGATGAAATAGGGCAGATTGTCAGTGAAGCGATTAAGGCCCCCAGGTTGTTTGTCTCTAGAGACTGCCCGAATCTAATTAGGGAATTCAATAACTACCGTGCACCTAGTCAAACAAACGGTCGCAACAAGAGATCCCCCAAAGAGACTGCACAAAATATAGATGATCATGGCTTAGATGCTTTACGTTACGGACTAATGCATATTTACAAGCTAGGTGCTAATTATCACCTCTCAGATGTTGTAGATAGAAATGAAAGCTCCATCCAGTCCACTATGCGTTTTGACATACCTAGTTATAGTCAGAGTTCAGATTCCATAGAAGCTGGGATTTTTAATATGAAGATGGAGTTCTAAAATGGTCTGGCCATTCCGACCCAACCAAATTCCTCCTGTGGAATCGAGCGAGGCGAGACAGCGTAAGCAATTGGGGCCCAATTTACCCACTTATACGGGGTCCTCTCTTGCAACTATGTTAGAAGAAAGAAACCTTGCAGTTATTGATACTGATAGTGAAACTGGTGTCATCATAGCTGTAGAGGCTCCTGATTCTTACTTTAGTCCACGTAGATTAGCTGATGTTCCTACTGTTGATCCTATGATGGGTGAGCTTGGTAGAGCTTCTGTAAAGAGTTCCACTAATTATTCTAGTTTAGCTAGAGAAGAGTATAACCCTGAGTTCCGTGGGCATCTTGGTTTAGATAAGTATGATAAGATGCGTCGACAGGACGCTGCTACTAGATCTGCATTACGCATTTTAAAGACTCCTATTAATGGAGCTACTTGGTTTATTCAACCCGCTGAAGAATCTAAGAAGCATAAGAAAATTGCTGATTTTGTAGAGTGGAATCTTACTAGTGGCATGACTTATTCGTGGTCTACTGTCCTACGAGAAGCTTTAAATATGCTAGATTATGGATTTTATCCATTCGAAAAGGTCTATAATTTCAGGGATTTTAAGGGTAAAAATACTCTTTACTTAAAGAAATTAGCTAGTAGACATCCTTTAGATTTAATTGAGGACGGATGGGATTATGACTCCAACGGGGGCCCATTAGGAGGTAACTTCTACAACTTCCCTGGAGGACCTGGTCATGTATTCATTCCTATTGAGAAGCTTTCTGTCTTTACTTTTGATTTTGAAGGTGGGGATCTTAATGGGCTGTCCATTCTACGTAGTGCTTATAAGCATTGGTTCTTTAAGGAACAAGCTTATAAAATAGATGGCATTCAGAAGGAACGACATGGCATTGGCATCCCTATCATCAAGTTACCAATGGGTTATACTACTCAAGATAAGTTAGATGCTCACGAAATCGGTAAGCACCTTAGGACTAATGAGAAGGCTCATGTTGTCTTACCACCTAATTGGGAGATCTTCTTTGCAAAGCTTGAGGGCCAACCTGTCTCAGCCTTAGAGACCGCTAAGCATCATGCACAGATGATCTTTACTAATGTATTAGCTCAAGCTATTTGGGAAGCTGGAGGATCTACTGGTACTGAAAGCTCTATGGAGTTGTTCTATAAGTCAACTCGTGAGATTGCCACCATTATGGCTAATGTCCTCAACTCTTATGTTATCCCAGACATTGTTAGAGCCAATTGGGATGTTGATATATTTCCTGAACTTAAGGTTCGACGTTTAGGAGATATGAGCGAAGCTCGTGAGATGTCCTTTGCAGTCAGGAATCTTGTTGGTGCTGAGGTATTACAAGTAGATGATCGCCTTGAGCGCTGGATTAGAGAAATCCTTGATGCTCCTGGCCACGATCCCGAGACTAAGCGTGAGCTTAAAGCTCTTATTAATAAGGGTGGACCGCAACAGGCACCAGCTGAATTACCTCGTCAAGCACCAGCTGGGAAACAAAAGAAGGGTGCAGGTTCCACTAATAATGGGAGGGATGTAGGTGGAAGTTCTTGATGGATTCGATTTTGTTAGGAATGAAATTCCATTAAGGTTTAAGGTAGGTCAAGTAGTTATTATTGATGTCCAGATAACTAACGGTTTAGATGTCCCTACCGATATAACTGGTAGGTCTTATACAGCACAAATTGCTATAGAGGACGGAGCTGTAATTGCTTCATTAACGCCTAGTTTTGTTAATGCTGCTCAAGGGTTATTACGGCTTACTTCTAGTAGTACATCCGCACTAACTCCTGGTCAGTATGTTTGGGAAGTATGGGAAAACGTAACTAACTTCTTATGGTCTGGTCCCGTAGAAATTGTAGCTAGGAGCTTTGTATGACAATATTTGATTATGATAGTTTATTGGCCGGTGCTACTTATCGTGGCACTTATGTTCGTGATGGTAAGGAAGATGTCTCCCACGTTGGTAAGTTCCTTGGTATTAGTGCTGATCAATTATTAAAGATTAGTCAAGATCCTGATGGTAAGTGCCGTCAGGTTGCATTACTTTGTAATGATGATAAGTATGAAAGCGCATGGCGTTACTTTGAACCGGAGACTTTGATTCTTGTAGAGGATGTAATCAACAATGGCTGATGGAGTCTTCAATATTGCTAAGGGTCGGGCTGGTGAGTTCTTCAATCGTGTAGATGCTAATGATCCAGCTAACTCAGTCTTAGTTATCTCTCTTTGGAAGACTATTCCTGTTGACGATACACTAAACAATGCGGATGATCATGCTGCTATTGTTACTGCTGGTGGTGTAGCTGCTGACTTTACTAACTATGCACGTGTGATCTTAAATGACACAAACATTGCCTTAGGCGCTCCAGATGACACAAACAATAGATATGATTACGACATCCCTGATCCTACTTGGACTGCCGCTGGTGGGGCGACTAATAACACTCTTGTTAAGTTGACTGTCAGTTATGATAGTGACTCTGCGGCTGGTACTGATGCAAACATCATCCCCATGACTTACCATGACTTTGCTATTACTACCAATGGTGGTAATCTAACTGGTACTGTTAATGCTGCTGGTTTCCTTCGGGCTGCTTAATAAATGGCCCTACTACCAACTTACTACCAACTTACTAAGGCTTAGTTAGTGGCTTTATCATTAGCATCATCTGGATCATCTGTCT